ACAAAGCGCACAAGGAGGACAAGGAGGACAAGGAGGACAATTTGGGGTTGACCCTAACAGCGGAAAGCCAATGGTACGAATTGTTGGCGGGGGAGTAAGTTTGCCAGAATTTGACGCTCAAGGAAGGCTATTACCTGCACAGAATCCCGTAGGTAAAAGTGAATTTACTGACATGTTGTTCGACTTACTCGGACCCGATAATCTTTACAAAATGACACCAAATGAAATTGGTGAACTTGCCGCTTACATGTACATTAAAACACGGTGATACAATGGGAGATGACATGAATGCGTTTATCCGAGAGATGGATAGCAAAATGTCGGCCAAGTCATTCAAGTATTTCTTTACAGAAATTTTGGGCTTTCATTACAGTCATCACCACGAGTCTTGGGAAGAAGGATTGAACGAACACCGTTACTACTGTGTTAAAGCAAGTCGTGACCACGGTAAATCCACTTTGTTCATGGCCTATGCTCTTTGGATTGCCGCCTTCAAACCCGGTACACACATCATGATTTTTTCTCACTCTCTTGAACAGACGCTTGAACACATGCGATTTATTCGCAACAACATCGAATCATCCGATATTCTTCGACACCTCAAGCCCGAAGGTGGCCGACCGTGGGCTAAGTCATACTTCGAGTTCACTAACGGTAGCCGATTGATGGCTAAGTCCGTTGGTGGTGCTACCCGTGGTTTCCACCCCGATGTAGTTGTTTGCGACGATATTCTTTGGGGTACTACTGGTGGAGAACTACAGCGTGCCGCTGACTGGTTCTATGGTGTTCTTTTGCCTGTTCTGCACCACTCTTCTCGTTTGATGATGGTCGGTACACCGTTTTCGTACAACGATTTGTACGCAGAACTTGAGCAAAAAGAAACATTCCGTGTCGAAACATACCCTGCTATTGATGGGGAAGGTAATGCGCTTTGGCCGGAACGGTGGAATCTTGAGGCACTTGAGCAACGGCGTATGTCCATGCCCGCTATCCAATTCAGCCGTGAGTATTTGTGTGAACCTATTCACGATGTTGCGAGTATGTTCCCTGCTACAATTCTAAATGAGGCTCGCAACAATGAACTGGTATTACTTGACAGGGCTGATACCGAATACGACGAAGAAGGTAATCCCGCTGGTGTGTTCGGACAGCACTTCATTGGATGGGACACAGCGATTGCTTCGGATAAGAACGCTGACTACACAGCCATGCTTGTGCTTCGTACACCACCCGGTGAAAACATAAAGCAAATTGTCGGTATAGTTCATGAAAAAGGACTTGGTGGATTGGCACAGAAAAAACACATTCTCACTCTTAACAATCGCTTCCAGCCGGATTTGATTGAACTTGAAGGAAACAACTTCCAGCGAATGTTTGCCGCTGAACTTCAAGACATGAGAAACGATATTCCTATTCGTACTTTTATGACAACACGCCAGCGCAAAGAAAGTATGTTCATGTCTTTGCTTATGGCTTTTGAACAAGGACACATTCAATTACCGTATGGTGATGAGCGAAGTCGTACATTCACTCACAAATTAGAAGAAGAACTGAACCGATTTGGTATGCAAAAGAATGGGCGACTTGAATCGGTCGGTACTCACGATGACTTGGCAATGGCACTTGCTTTAGCGAACTGGGGAACAAAGGAGTTCAAAGGTTCAGTGCAACTACTCGATGACATACTACCGGGACTCGATGAGTACATCGGTGGTATGCCACATCGAAATAAAGGAACTGGCGACGGATGGTTGGTTCCATGATTTTTCCATTTGATGAATGGGGTTTTTAATATGAAAGAAGATAATAAAAAGAAAAAGAAAGGCATGGTTGTTGTAATTGCACTTGGTGGTAAATCGCCTAAGTCACCCGAAAAAACAGCAGACCCGGACAGCAAAAAGAAAGCAATCCCAATGGGTGACGCTTGGAAATTTTTGAAGATGAAAGAAACTGATAAAACAGGTAAACCATTTTCAACTCCTATTGCACGAATGCGAGCAGGGAAAGAAGAACACCAACAAGCCCGTATGCGAATGGGAAATGTAAATGACCCTAATGCAGAAAATAATGAAACCAAATCACCGGAACTTGGTGATGATGTGCCTACAGCACCTTCAACACCCGGCGGTACAATCAATCCAGCATCGTTCGCTCAACAAAGACAGATGACTCGAAGTACAATGCCACAAGTACCCCCTCCACAACATGCTAAAGAGAGAGTCTTAGATTTTAGTGACCCACCAAATCCTTTTGCACAAAGAAGTGATTGATATGGGTTGCGATTGTGGTCACTGTGTCGGAATGACTACAGCGTGGGATGCGTTGGAAAAGAAATTGTGTCCCGCTGGTAAAGCCGCCGCAAAAAAGAAATTCGATGTTTACCCATCAGCCTATGCAAACGGATGGGCTGTACAATACTGCAAGGGTAAGTTCAAAGGTAAAAAGAAAGGAGGTAAGAAGAAATGAAACTTAAGAAACCTTCTTGCTGTTGCGGTGGTACAAAAAAAACACCGTGTGTGTGCATGATTGAGGGAAATCAATGCTCGGCTTCTTCTCCGAAGTGTCCCTGTTACGCTCTTATTGACAAACAAAAAGACATTAAGAAAATGGTGGGTGTTCTTTGAATGACTCGCTGTACCTGCTACGATGTTCTCATCGTTAAAGATTTGAACCGTTGGTTCAAAGAAAAGTGGGTTGATGTGTCACGCAAAGACAAAGACGGCAAGCACCCACCATGTGGGCGTTCTAAAGCAAGTAAATCAAGCAAGGGTTATCCCAAGTGTAGGCCAAGCGTCAAGGTTAGTGGTAAGACTCCTAAGACCAGCGGCTCAATGTCCGAGGGTCAAAAGCGAGCCGCTACCAAACGCAAGCGTGCTAAAAAACAAGGCGTAGGCGGTAAACCTACAATTGTCAAAAGCATTTTAGTCAAAGCACCTATTGTTGATACTGATATACCGGGTGTACGAATGGCTTACAATATGGATTTTTCCGAACCCGTGATTGGTGGTCAACCTTATGCTTATGGTAAAAATGATAAAATTACTCAAATGACACCGAATGATTATTTTGACATTTTAGCACAAGACGCAGAAGAACACAATGAACCACCCGTAGGGGGAAGAGATGCTGAATACAGATGGGATGGTCGCCAGTTTAGCCCACAAGGAGGGAGTCGTGAAAACATTGCTCGAATCATAGAGGGAATGAAAACAGGTATGCCAATAGGTATGCCGGAGTTAAGTTTTAACAACAAAAAATATACCGGAATGCAAGAAGGTGGACACCGAATGGAAGCCCTTCGACAAATGGGACACGGTGATACCAAAGTTCCTGTGTTTCACCATCATAGGAATCTCTAAATGATAGGTCAATGAGGTAGCCAATATGTGGGGTAGTGCAATTGTCGGTGATGAGTACGATGCTCCACAAATTAACGGTGATGATTTCACTAAAAGTGTGTTTAACACATTAGCACAGCATCCACATTTTTACAACAAACAAATCCCTGTAGTCGAAGAATCATCTTTGTTTATCAAAGAAGATATAAAATCATACGGTTTTCCAAAAAATGGAGATGGATGGCTTGAGGCTACATACGGTAAAAATGCCGACTCAATCATTCGTATGTGTCGAAAAATGCGTCGAAACGACAAAAGTAATCGAGATATGATTGATGCTGTTATTGATGATGTAAGAACAATTAAGGCAATGGAAGTTGAAGCAACAATCAATAATTTGACTTGGAGTGACGGTTTGCAAGACACCATACGATACATGGGAATAAATGACCGCTCACTAAAATCACTGCGAAAGTTTGGTGAGTCAAGAAGTACCGGTTTACAACAAGCATGTCAAATGTTTTTGAAAGCCACTTCTGTACTTTCAATGCTAAACGAACTTAATGATTGGGGTACTGATGAACAAGAAAATTGGGTTGACGCAATGCAAATGCGTAAAGATGCTCAAAAGATGTGGAGAAAAACTTTGCATCAAATTGATTCTATTTCAAAAGACGATAAAACAACTTTAGAGTTTGCTTCGACGCAGTTAGAAAAAAGCGGTGAATTAAGTAGCCGTGAGATTGTGCGTCGTGGTGTTGGTGTCTTAAACAAGTCCATTACTCCCAGTAAACTTGGTATGCTTATCAAAATGTACGGTGAAGAACTTGACATTTACCGTTCACCAACTCGTGGACAGTTTCTAAAAATGGGCACTGATGGTTTGATTATCAAAGACATTTGGGCGTATGCGGCTGGTTTCCTTGATGCTGACGGTAGTATTTTTATTAGCGAAAGAGGCGAACCAAGAGCGACATTTGTTGCTACAGGAGAAAGAGGTAAAGACCATTGTGAAAATCTACACAAAGCCCTCGGTTGCGGTCGTTTGGTATTGAACCAAAAAATTCACAAAAACAGTAATCGGAGTCTTCATCGACTGGTTTTTCAATCAAAGGATGATTTACGACAATTACTCAAAGGAATCTTACCTCACTTGAAAATGAAATCATTACAAGCAAAGGCTGTTTTGACTTTTATTGATTCTAAAGATAAGATGAGAAAAAACGAATTACAAAAACTTGTCACTTTCAGTAATTGGAAAGATGATAAAAAGAAAGCCGACAACCTCTTGACTAAGTGGGGCTTGGATGCTGATACCATAGGTGGATATGCGGAGGGACTTTGATGGCAGACGACGACAGCAGAATAAGCCGATTTTTAGGTGCGCTTGGTAAACCATTCAAGCGTAAGCAATCTCCAACTCCAACTATGCCACTTTGGACAAGTGGTATTCAAGAACCAGTCATGGCACAGGGTATTACCATACCTGCGCTTTATGCAGTAAGTACCGAATGTTTGATTTTAAGAACAGTCCTTTCAAAAATTCGACAAGAAATGTTCCGAAGAGGACACTACTTTGAAAAGCGTTTTCATAAAAAATGTAGTGATTGCGGAGAAGAATATCAACATGAAGTTGAAGTTTGTAATGTTTGTCAAGGTCCAGTGCGTGACCCCGACCATGATGAAATCACCTATGTGAAGTGGTTGTTAAATCAAAACAACAGTATGGACCAAGCATTTATTCATATTCTTAATGAAGTTGAAAATGACCTAAACATTGTTGATGATGCATTCTTAATCTTGGTAAAAGAATACTACATTGACCCGGAATCAAAAGAAGTTGCATTTTTCCGTGTTAAAGAAATGATTCGAGGTGACCCTATCTTTATGCGTATTGTTGCCGATAAGCGTGGTGTTCGTGGTGGACGATACAAGGTTTGCAGAATCCACAGGGACCAAGTAAAAACACACGCTGAAAGTGATAAATGTGAAACATGCGGAATGGACTTACATGATGTACATTATGTCAACATGGCTGGTAGCGGTAAAACGCAGTATTTCATCGAAGGTGAAGTTCTTCATTTGAGTAAGTACAATCCATCTAAATTATACGGTCGTTCACCGGTCAACACAATGTGGCGACAAGCAATGACACTTACAGCAATGGATAATTACATGTACACTGCTTATCAAAAGCGAAGAATGCCAAAGGGGATTATTTCAGTCACGACTGATAACCTTGAGTCGATGAAATCATTTTGGAAGTCTGTTGATGAGAAAATGGAGCGTGACCCACATTACATTCCAAAAGTGGGTATTGAAAGTCAAACTGGCCGTGGTGGTGTAAATTGGATTAAGTTTATGGACACGCTTGAAGAAATGCAGTACATTGCAGTTCGTGATGAAATTCGTAATCGTATTGCGGCTTACTTTGGTGTTTCAAGTGTATTCATGGTTGATAGCGGTAAGTCGGGTGGCTTGAGTAATGAGGGTATGCAAATCCTTGTTACAAATCGTGCTGTTGAATTTGGACAAAAAATTTACACCGATGTTCTTTTCCCTAAGATGCTGAAAGAAATGGGAGTCCATGATTGGAAACTCACTCTTTATCCAAATGAAGAAGAAGATGAAATTACTCGACTACGCCGTGATGAGCAAGAACTCAATGTAGCGCAACGAATGACTCAACTTGGTTTTGTAGCCGATTTGGTTGATGGTGAGTCGAGTAGCGATATTCGCTTTGTGTATCGTAAGCCTCCACCACAACCTGCCGCACCTCCGGGTGGCGCACCTCCGGGTGGCGCACCTCCGGGTGGCGGAATGCCACCACCTATGATGGGTGGCGGAATGCCACCACCTATGCCGGGTGGAATGCCAATGGGTGGAATGCCAATGAGAGGTATGCCTCCGGGTATGCCAATGGGTGGTATGCCAATGCCTCCACCTCAACCCGGCGGTCAAGGTATGGGAATCCGTAATCGAGGGCCAGCCGCTCCACAACGCCGTACATCGGCTGGTAGTGGTTCTCCCGTAACAAGTGTACAACAAAGAGGTCCACAACCCTCTATTGGACAACAGAATAGCAATGCTCTTTTGAATGCAAGAAATTTCAAGGGTGCATAAAGACTCTTAAAGAGCGACAACATGGGATAAGGTAGGGCTGAATATGGATTTAATCAAAATGGACCCAATGGCAAGAAAGATGGAACAACACCAAAAGGCATTTATCACTGCCTTGACAACCGGTGATGCTAACTTAGCAAAGCAACAATTGAATGAATTGCGTAAAGTAGCAGACTTCCTTTCGGAAGATTTGTCTGCCGCTATTTCTAAGGCTGAAAGTGGTCTTACAGTTGGTCCTAACGATATTTACGCTGGTGGCGCACCAGTTATGAAGTTCGATAATCGACCGACTTCGGCCCAATCCCTTCAAGGACACCGACTTAGTGGTACTGTTTCAAACGGAGTTCGACCATCAAACTATACTCGTGTCACCGGAACTTTTGGCCGACACTCTCAATGAGGTGATTTAAATGACTGAACAATCGGATGCGGAACGATTGATGGGTGTTTTGATTACAAAGATGGAAAGCATGGACAGTGACCTTGAATCACTTAAGCACGAAAACATGCGTCTTCGTAAAATGATTAACAATCCAACTATTATGTTGAAAAAAATGGGCATGGTGAAAGCAACGACACCGTTTACTGAAAATGTCACTGGTGATGCTTTTAGAAACGACATGAATGATGATTCAATTATGAAGGGTGTAAACTCTTCTGTGCCACAAACAAATGAAGAGTTCCACAATATGTCGTGGGAAGAGATTCATGAAATGGCACAATCAGCAAAAGAAACCGAGGTGTAAGTATGAAGCCAAGATTTGAAGCAATTAGTTATGAAGTTAAGCAGATGCTTGAAAAAGCAGAAGAAATGAACAATCGTTTAGGTCTTCTTGAAAAAGCCAAGTGTGACTGTGGAAAGAAACCTTGTAAGTGTAAAGACTGTCCAAGTTGCGGTTCTAAAATGAACAAGATGGGTTGCATGAAAATGGGCTGTGGTGGAAAGATGGCAAAGGCCGCAATCGAAAACCCAAAGCCACTTCCAAAAGAAAAAATCACCGATGTGAACCCTCACTTGGTCACTGAATCCGGTGGGCAAACTAAGACCGCTTATTACACTACAAATGGCAACACCATTGAATACGAAGATGGTAAACCAAAGCGTGACAAGCATGACAAAAAAGTTGACTTGGGTAAACTTGGCGGTCGTATGAACCCACACGCTGGTACTGGTGCTGAAAGAGAAGACGCAGAAGGCGGAAGCGAGCGAAGATATTGATGTGGTCACATGGCTTACATCATGGTAATCAAGTCACCCAAAGCGGCAGTTCGTGAAGAAGTTGAACAGGGTAAATCAATGACTTGCCTAACTTGTGGGGGTAATCCACGAGAAGGGTGTAATTTACATCCCGGTATGGATATTTTTGCTTGTCCTAAATTTCAACCGCTACAATAAGGCGGTGAAATTATGGTGGCAGAAAATTTCAACATTGTAAAAGATGACTTTCTTTTGTCATTAGCCGATGGTAAGGATTTAGCCTTTAATGCCGCAGAATACATCATAGCGTGGGAGTCTTTAGAAAAAGCACCTACCGACGACACTCTTCGTACTTTGAAATACAGTGCTGAAATGATTGTCAAAGATGATGCACAGCGAGAAAAAATAGCAGGTCAAGATATTGCTATGGTGAATACCCAAGCGGGAGTAGCAGAAGGACCGGGTATGCTTCTTGGTCGTCAAGAAATTTACAATGAACCTACAAATCATATTTGGAATAAAGGTCTGCGTGGTGCAAAAGACATAATGCATTCTCATGCTGTATGGCCTTCTTTTACCCCCGAACCCGGCTCACCCTACACAAAAATGCATTTTCCATTCCATTCTTCCGTTCATCCTTTATTGCATACTATTTCCAAAAATGGTTATCCGGCTTTTGTTGAGAAGTTTAGAAGTCACATTTTCAATGGACACTCAAAAGAAGAAGCACGAATGGAAGGTTTACTACATGATGAACTCGAAAAAGTCAAAAGTCCACTTATTTTTGGTCACAACAAAAAAACACTGTTAGGACCAATCCGAGTAAATGGTAGCAATGTTTCTCATCAAGATGACTTGTATCAACGAGATTATCAACGATGGAAGCGAAATAACATTGATGCTATTAAAATGAATGAGGCAAATCTTTCCGAAGGTCGTTCGGCAGAAGAAAATGAAAATCGCTTGCGAGTTGCTCATTTTGAAGCAAGAGCCAAGCAATGGGTAAGTGACGATTATGTTGTTGATGAAAATGCTGATGAACACCCATCAGCACTTGGTCATGAGGGGTACATGTATGGTCTTGAATGGCTAAACCCTGTTGAGCGTACAGCAGTTATGCGTCGAATACATGAAGAAGGTGGTCTTGATAAAAGCCCTCTTCTAAAATTACCCAACGGTGAAACAATACCTTCTGCTCGCATTGCTTGGAATAACTTGATTCGTCGTACACCGGAGTTAAATTGGGCTACACGAGGTGATGAGCATAGGGGTGCTAATGCATATCATCGTATGGAAAGTATGGAAGATTATAGTCAAGGTGATAACAGGTTTCTGCAAAATGCCTTTGGTGAAGCCGCTCATACATACCAACTATTAGACGCTAAAAAGGAAGCAACTGGTTCTATTGCTGATTATATCATTGAAGCATTGCATGATGCTCATGGTATCGAAGAAGACCAAAATGGTGAGTGGGTAGGTAAACCATTCAGTTTCTTACCAAAGTTGAATCTTGATAAAAATGACATGGCGGAATCTTACCCTCTTGAAACAAAAGATGGAGTAAAAGGTCTATGGGCATCATCAAGAAACCATCGACCAAAAAAGAGAAATGTTATGCAAGGTCCACATGAAACATTTATGTCAATGGAAGATATTCTTTTCCTTGCCGGTTATGACCCTAAAACTCGTAAACCACTGTTAAAGCATCCTATTTATGGAAACATGGATGGTCCTATTATACCATTAGAAGACATAGAAAATATGGAAGAAGAAGCAAAATTGAGCGGTAATATCGCATCAAGAGGGAAAGAAATGAGAGAGCATCTTTCTTTCCTTCAATCCCCACATGGCCCTCATCCCGATGAAGATGTACCCAAACACTGGCAACTTGGTGGTAATGGTAATTTCACCGTAGGACCGGCTAAATTTTGGAGTCAAGGTTTTGATGTAGGTGGTGGAGCAGGTATGACTCATTCTACTTACAACGAAATAATTCACAGTATATCGCCGGGAATGCAATTGACGCTTGATGAACTATTACCTGCTTCCATAGATGCTGATGAGCCTTTTAACCCCTTTACTGGTGAAGGTCAAAAGCCAGTACAAACCTCAAGCATAAAAGAAGACAATACTATGCCGGAGTTTTCTTCAATGTTTGAAACTAAACCGCACACCAATGCGATAACAGGCTCAAAACAATATGAGCCATTAAATGTAAACCCCGAAAATATGTCATTAGGGTTGCATTTTGGTACTGGAAAAGCAAATCCTGTTGGTACTTGGAACCCAGTCACAAAAAAGTTTGATAAAGGTGATAAACGCACTTTGTTGGAAAACATATTTTCACCAGCCAATGTATTTACAAAAACATCAGCGGGTGAAAAACACAACTGGACTCTTCACAAAACAACGCTTTCACCTCAAACAGAATATGCAATAAGGAACATGAACAGTGCAGAAAGAAAGAAATTTTCAACACGGTATTTCCATCCATGCACTACATTTAACGCTATGAGAACTACTCATCCCGAACAAGCATATTCATCACATAGCGGCGATGGGCCTATTTTAGCAAAGAAAAGAAGACTACATTACCTTAAAACTATGCTCGGTCGAAGTAATTCACCCCATGCACCCAACAAAACTTCAATGGAACAACTCAAGGCATTAAAAGATGGAAATGTACCTGTCACTTATGGTGCTGACCATGACGATTTCATAGATTTTCAAGGAATAGGGCAAAGGCAACCATCATTTGAAAAGACCAAACGGCACATTAGAAACGCCGATGATGCTAAAAATATGAGGATTTTAACTGCATTAGCAAAATTGAACAACAATTCAGCAACCGAAGTTTTTAATCACCTTCATGGGGATATTGATGACGATGAAAATAACATAGAATTTCAACAACTTAAGGATGCTCTTACTCAACAAGATGTAGCACTCAATACTGGCGACATTGAAGGTTTGCATAACTGGCTGACAAACCACCGTTATGAACTGGCACAAGAAAAGTTAGAGGCAAACAAGAAGGGAAGTTTGAGTGGTAGGAGTAGTATTAAAACTCTTGATAAGGAAGGTAATGCACTACCATTTGATGCTCACACTATTCATAGTGCGTTATCAATGGGTGGTATGTACCCTTCTGTTCAAAGAGAAGAAGATATTCGTACAGAAATTGAACAACTTCAATCAACACTCTATGACCCTGCGGCACAAGGAGAGTTTAGTCCCGAAGGGGCAAAGCGCATTATGAATGAAATACAAGAACTCACAGTTGAACTTAATCAACTACAAAGTAAAGCCGCAAAGAGTGTACTCGGTAAAACTAATCCTTTTGAGGCAGATGCTAAAGTTTTCAATAACTTACTCAAAGCAAGCCGTGAGTCTGTATTTCAAGCCGCACAATTTTTACTACCCCGTGTATTGGAACATGACCCAAATCACTTTAGTGAAGAATTAGCAAGTACAGACCCTCAACAGTTTCTTGCAAATCACAACCGACTGATGTTTGAGGCTGAAAGAATGTTGGGTACAGTACCTCACGATGTACATGGTATCAAAACTCAAGCATACCGTTTTGGTAATACAACTGAAAAAGTACCTCAACGACAAAAAGGTGTCCATCCAAAGATAACCGAACACTTACAAGGTGACGAAATTTTTACCGTTGACGGTACTATGAACACCGATGAAGTTTTAGAAGGTCTTGGTCTTACTCCAAAAACTACAGAACAAAGAAACCGCATGGCCTCACATGTTCGACGAATAATTGATGAATCTAACAATACAAACCAACCCTTGCATGTGAGTACCGTAGGCCAACTTATGGAAAGCGGTAAATTTGATGATGATTTCTTTTTGCATCATCTTGCTGGTGATGAAGAATTTTTACAAGACAGTGTAAATGAAGGCTTCCACACTGCAATGGAAAACTCTCAACCAAAACACGAAAAATGGAAGCAACACCCAATTCATAGCATTACAAGCAATGTTGTACGCACTGTAGCCGATGACTCGCTTATGTCACCCGCTGGTTTGTCGTTCTTTGATGCTGGTGGTAAGCAAATTGACATTCACAATCGCTTTGGTGTTGGTTCGGGGGAGAAAAAATACAAGACTCGTGCTTCAAAAAATCGACTTGATAGTATTGTCGCCTTGAATCAAAATCAAATTAACATTGATAATATGACACCTCAAGAAAAAACCACACTGTCTGTTGGTTTTAATGAAGAACCTGTACCTGTAGGTGGAATAAACCCCGATACCTATGGTATCATCCCAACACACACCGGAGCCGGTGTAGTACATTCAGTGGTTAATCCTCAACAATCAACATTTGGAATTGATTTTTCAAGTGATGGTGAACCCATAGTCGGTACTTTTACTGAACCAAAGTTGTTTCAAAACACATGGCAAGATGCAATTACTGGTTTACACGGGAAAGAAGTAGGTAGTCAAGTGCTTCAAAGTTTAGAAAGCATACCAGTACAAAATACTACATCACCGGCTTTAGCAATGAACTCAGAAACTTACGAAACAGCAGAAGACCGTATTGCTTTGGGTGAGATGGGAGAATATATTGCATCTCTTTTGAACCCGGATGTTCTTTTAACAAAGAGTAGTGATGCTGAATGGGTTCCACCGGTACGACCTATGCATCGTATCTTTAATTTAAGCGACCTTGAACATTTGAGAGGGTTTAGTGGTTCTTGGGTTGTGAGTAAATGGTACGATGGTAAGCGTGTTATTATTGTACAAAAGGACAATGAAATTACCACTTACGACGAAAATGGCCGTAAAGTAGGATTGAAGAAAGCCTTCAAAGAAAGCCTTGCAGAACTAAATGACAATAACTTTGTTATTGATGGTATTGTAGGTGAAGAAGATTTGAACATCATTGACATTATCAATTACGATGATACCAATGTGGGTGAAATGTTGATGCATGAACGCATGAAAGTGCTAAGAGGGCAGTTTGACAGCCATGAAAATGTCATCATTCCCGGCCCGCATGACACTAAAATGACCGATGAAGAAGGACTTGAAGGTGCTGTTAAAATTTTGCAGAACGAACATAAGGTTGTACTTTTGCGTGACAACAAATCCACATACATGAAAGGAGAGCGTCGTCATCCAAAGTGGTTATTACTGCGTAAAACTCGTGACTTCAATTTCATTATTCTTAACCGTAAGGGTAATGGTCCATTCTCATACCAACTTGGTGCTGGTCCAATTCTTGATGGTGAATCATTGGGCAACCGGGCTGTGACGCATAAAAACAAATTCTACATGGATGTAGGAACAGCACACAATCAACAAAAAGCATTCAAAGTTGGTGATATTGTTCGAGCAACCATCACTGGTGTTTCTAAGAAGCGAAGAAAAAGTCGAGATGTGTACAATGTACAAGTGGGACAAATAGAAAGTGAAGGCGAAGGCGAAGGTGCGGCCAGCACAGAATCACTCGACTTACTCACAAAATCATTTTCACCTATACTCATACCCCACGACTTAGAATATCACAATAACACCATTCAAGTAATTTTGAAAAATATCGACACAGTGACATATCAAGTTGAAAGAATTGGAGAAAACTGGTATTTACACACACCTTCTTCCGCTTTGGGTGATTTGAGAAAGTCAAATTACTCAATTACATTAGCAGAAAGTCTTCACCCGTATTGGCATACCGTTGCTCCATTGATGATTGAAGGTCATCTTATGAAGTTAGAAATGGATGAAAAAGATGTACCGAGTCGTAAAAAACAAGATGAGCAATCGGCAGGGGTGTTGGATGAAAAAGACGATAATCGTTTGCTTAAACCTTCAACAAAAAAGGCACTTGAAGTAATCAGTAGGGCTTTAGACCAACTTGCTAAAGAAAAATTGACTTGGACTGGACCGAGAGGCTTAGGAATTGATATGGCTACACCTATAGAATCTCCAAGCGGTCCTACAAAATTAACCGAAGAAAGCAACTTACCGGATTATGATGGCAAGAAAAGGCCGGATGAAGAGGAAATAAAACCCGATTCCGCAGAAAAAAAGAAAAAACCAATAAAACACATTGAAATGAAGACCGATGAAGACGAGTCCATCGTTTACGACGACGAAAACGATACTCCAACCCTTTCAGTGTAATAGTATCATTCTATATACCATGACAATGAATCGGAGGGTAATGTTGTCCCTTAAGCGACCTACCTCCGGCATTGCTCTCATCAAGGGCAGTTCCGACATGGTTATCGCTGGCTACGCATCAGTTGAACTGGTGGACAAGCAAGGCGACCTCATTACCCGTTCAGCACTAAAGGATGCTTTTGGCGGATTCATGAAGAGCGACAAGTTCCGCAATGTGCAACTTGCTCACTCTAACATTCAAGTGGGAGAAGTTATTGACTCCTATGTTGACTCAAACGGAAGGATGTGGAAATCCGAAGTTGACGATACTGGTATGTTTGTGGTTGTTTCACTTCGCAACGACATTGAAAAGGCTCGTGAAGTGGCCGCAGAAATCCGTAAGGGTAATCTGCAAGGATTTTCCATTGGAGGACAGGCATTCAAAAGAGTGCGAAAGTCCGATGGGGAACATGGAGATTACCAAGAAATCAGTAAGATGGAACTACATGAGATTACGATTTGTGAAAAGGGAATTAACCCCGAAGCACAATTTCGTATTCTAAAGGAGGACACCAACATGACCACAGAAAATGACTTAAACAATGTTATGAGCAGACTCGAAGCCCGACTTGACGCAATGGAAAAAGGCGAAATGCCCCCCGGCCTCAAAGAACACATGAACGACAAAAAGGATGATTCCAAACCCAAAGAGGAAAAGGAAGAATCCAAAAACCCATTCGCTGACAAAAAAGACGAAGACAAAAAGGATGATGAAGATATGAAAGATGATAAGATGAACTACGCAAAGAGTGAATACAGCGATGTAATCACTGCTGAATACCTCAACTGGATGGAAGACACTCTCAAATCTGCTGGTGTCAACACTGGACAAGCACGACAACATTTCGACAACTTGGAAAAGGCACAACTTGGTGGCTTTGACAACCCCGATGCAGTTGACGGTGCTGACTACTTTGCTGGTCAAGTCCGTGGCCGTGGACAGGAGAACGGTTCTCCTTCCACTGGTGCAATCAACGCAATCACCTCATCCGGTGGTAAGACCCCATCCGGCGCACTCGGACCTGTTTCGATGAGCAAGGGCTACCTTAACCACAGCAATGTTTCTTCAACTGATATTGAAGCCGCATACGAAGTGTACAAAGCCGCCGCATTGGAACAAGGATTCCGTGGCGACCTTGAATCTCAATTCGCTAACCGATTGAACAATGAAATGTCAATCGCAAAGCATGAGGCTGAAAAAGCCGAGTTCGATGCTCGTGCCCCAATCAATGAAGTGATGAAGTCCATCAACGCTCTAAGTGAGCGAATTGACAACATCGCCATTTCCGGCACATCAATTCAAAAGTCGGCTTCCACATCTAATGTCGAAGTCCCATCCACACAAGACTTGGGTAACATGTCTTGGGATGAAGTACACAATCTCGCCGCTTCGGTAACACGAGGGGCTTGAAAAACAAAAAAAATAATGGAGAGTGAAATATATGGCAAGAGATTATATCCGAAGCGTAACTGACATGGAACGATACTACTACGGCGCAGGTAACGCAATGGGCTATTCCTACTCCGGTAGTGAATTGCTCAAGGCTGACAGCCCAATGATGAGTACAACTGCTGGTACATACCAAGCGATTTATGGTCGCAAAGTTTGGTCCCAATTGAACCAAGAGTTCAACGCATTTTCAATCCTACCAAAGCGACCGTGGGAGCGCAGTGGATGGCGAGTCATCACTGCACGACCTTCGTTCAGTGTTGGCGGCGGTGTTGCAGAAAACGCAACCCTACCGGACACCACCAAGCCTACCTTCCAACACATTGCCGCAAAGCCGAAGACTGTGGTTCACACCTTCGACATGAGCGAAACCGCAATGTTCCTTGCTGACAAGGATGACGGACTGGGCGACATTCGCTCAATCCTCAAGGAAGAAATGGGTAAGCACCACGCCGAGCATATCAACAAGATGCTTCTTGTTGACAAGGCTACCGCCGCTGGCAACGATTTCGAGTCACTTGACCGTATCGCTACCGGTGCATCTGCTGGCTCCGATGAAGACATTTACTCAATCGACCGAAGTGCAAACGCTTGGTCCCTTGCAGAACACGATGAGAACTCCGGTACTGACCGAACTCTCTCCCTCGACCACTTGGACAGCATCTTCCAAAAGTGCTGGACTCGTGGTGGCAACCCAAAGGTCATCCTTACAGGATATGACACTTTGATGCGCCTTCAACAACTCCTACAGTCGCAACAGCGATTCATGGAAGAGAAGCGAATCACTCCTACCTACAACGGTGTGAAGGGTGTTCCCGGTATCGAAGCCGGATTCATCGTCGCTACCTACAACGGTGTCCCAATCATCCCATCTAAGGATGTTCAACCCGACACACTGAGCCGTATGTACTTCCTCGATACGGACTACTTGTACTTCTCGACCGCAATCCCAACCCAATACTTCGAGAGTGGTATTGAAACTGGTGACCCATTCGCAATCAACCGTCTTGGACAAGAAGGAATGTACCGAACTATGGGAGAACTATGGACAACTTTCTTCGGAGGACACGCTTCAATTCGTGACCTCAAGTGATGGTGGATGAGAAAAAAAATAATGGAGATGACATATTATGACAACACGAACAGAAGTACACAAAGGCATGACAATCAGTTACGACGATGGTGACTTTACCAACGGAACAGTTGATGTTCTCTTGGACCTCGACCTACGAACAGGAACACCAATCGGAGAAACAGGTTGGTTGGATGGCAACTCCGGTGGTGCATACCCCGGTACTCTTGCTGGTTTTAAGGCAAGCAACGATGATGGTAATGCTGTCGGAAGTATGCGACTGGTGACAATCGCATTCACTTTGGCAGATGCCGCCGAGCAAACAATGGTTTTCACCGCAGGTTGTTCTAAAATTCTCGCTATTGTTGGAACTACTTGTGCAGTGGCAGATAAGACTCTATCCGCTACCTTCACTAACGCAGGTACAGCGGCTTTCGCTAAGACAGGTGGCGCACTTCCGGGCCTCACTCTTCACGGTGAAGCGGCTGGCGCAGGTACAGTGACCGCAATCTTGCTTAATTGAGGTGGGCTAAGTGCCTACTGTGACCTTTTTGGGACCGTTCTTTGAACGCCCAATGCGACATACAATGGGTATGTGGACTCGTGGAGAAGTCGTTGAAGTAAGTCAAGAATGGCTTAACGAATGGCGACACACACTACCTACATCACGCTTCTTAATTGAAGGTGAAGAGGAAGTAACCACAGACGCAGGTAATGACGGCTTGCCCGACACGGGTTGGAGCCGCAAAGACATTCTTGCTTGGTTAAAAGCACAAGGAGTACCTACGGGTGCTGGCTATCTCACAAAGACAGCCGCACTCAAACTGGTTGAGGGACATTTGAATCCTACACCAGTTGAGGAATCTTTAAGTGAAGTTGAAACCAGCGAAGAAACAACAGGAGATGAACAATAATGGGAACTGTAGCACAAGATATACGAACGCATGTAGTAGGCGACCTTTTGATGTTGACCGGTACATTTGTAGCAGGTGGAAGAGAAGTTGATTACTCAAGCCATCTTACCAGCGTGATAGCCTCCGGTGGACACAT